GGGGGTGCCAGGCCGGCTAAAACGTGGTCGGCGCTGCAGCTATGTAACACCATCGCCGCCAGGTCAAAGAAGCCCCGGTTAATATCGGTCGTGTCCGAAACTATGCCGCACCTGAAACGCGGCGCTATCCGCGACTTTACTAACATGCTGGAAGCGGAAGACGCGTACAACCGCAACGCCTGGCACGACACGGATAAGATATACAGTTACTCTAAAGGCCGCATAGAGTTCTTTAGTGCTGACCAGGCCAGTAAGGTATTAGGCCCAGCGCGCGACGTGCTGTACGGTAATGAGGTGATTAACTGGCCCTTTGAGGTGTACCGGCAGTTGGCCGTACGTACTACCGAAAAAATCATACTGGATTATAACCCGGCCTTCGACTTTTGGGCGGACACAAAATTAATACCGCGCGCCGACGTGCGGGTTATCGACAGCACGTACCTGGATAACGACCTACTTACCGCGGCACAGATAGCCGAAATCGAAAGCAATAAGGACATAGATCCCGAATGGTGGACGGTGTACGGCGAAGGGAAGAAAGGTAGCAAGGAAGGGTTAGTAGTGAAGAACTGGGATATTGTCCAGGGGCTGCCGCCGCGCGACGAATGGAAGGCTTCGTACATCGGGGTGGACTTCGGATGGTCGGCGCCGTCGGCTATTATGCTGGTGGTGCTGTCCCAGGGCGAAGTGTGGATAGACCAGTTAGGGTACGGCCCGAACATGGACAACCCGGATATTGCCGCCGCCATCATTGGGGCGGGGTACAAAGACGTAGAAACGATATGCGACAAGGCGGAACCTAAGAGTATAAAGGATTTAAAGGGGTTGGGCATTAAGGCGGTGCCGTCCGATAACAAAGAGATCCTTTTAGGCATCCGCATTATGAACCGGTACAAAAAGCACTATACGGAACGGTCGTTAGACAGTATCGACGAAAACCGGAAGTACCGGTACCCCCAATTGCCGGAAGGCGGTTACGGCGGGCTGCCGATCAAAAAGCACGGCCATGCCAAAGACGCCGAACGGTACGTATTCCTTAACCGATTATCTAACATCGCGTCAGGGTTCGCCGTCACCAGCGGAACCGCGCGCAAAAAGTAAATAGGATGGCAGCATTCAGCAAACGAAGCAAAGACGCGCTTATAGGGGTACACCCGGATTTGGTGCACGTAATGGAAGCGGCAATAGCGGACACGCCGGTAGACTTCGTAATTACGGAGGGCGTGCGCACCCAGGCACGCCAACAATCATTATACGCGCAAGGTCGTACCGCCGCCGGGCCGAAAGTAACCAACGCGGACGGCGTGCGCAATAAATCCAACCACCAGGCGAAGGCCGACGGTTACGGCCATGCTGTAGACCTGTACCCTTTCGTTGACGGTGTGGTACGTGTGGCCGAACCGTACGTAGACGGCAAGTTAAAAGAAATCGCGGGCCATATTAAGGCGGTGGCCGCGCGCCTGGGCGTCGCAATCACCTGGGGCGGCGACTGGAAAAACCCTTACGACCCACCACATTTTGAACTTAAAAAATAACAGACATGGTAAAGACAAGTAACGTAGCGCTTATAGTGCTTATCGCTTTTATTCTCGGGGTTATCCTGGGCGCGGTTACAATTCGTAAGTACCGGCCATGCGTAACGCTGCCGGTCGTGACCATCCAGCGCGATACGGTTACCGTTCACGACACTATTCAGGGGCAAATACCCGAACCCCGGAAGATCGAAATAATACGCACCGATACCGTACGGCTTCAAATAAGCCCCAACGACGGCGAAAGTACGCCGGGGGATACTACCAGTCCGGTAAAGGTAAAAGAGGACAGCGCCGGGGTGCGCACGGGGCAAGGCGGCGAAATATTAATACCCATATCCCGGAAGGTTTACGAAACCCAGGATTACCGCGCGGTCGTTTCCGGGTGGCGCCCCTCCCTGGACAGTATGCAGATATACCAGGAAACGACAACAATACGGGAAACCGTAACAAAGTACAAACCCCCGCGCTGGGCTGTGACAGCCGGGCCGGGGGTCGGGTATGACGGTAAGCGGATAGCGCCGGTTGTCGGCGTATCGATCGGTTTCGTAATTTGGAGTAAGTAAAAAAGCCCTGCGTAATGCGGGGCTTTACTTTTAAGCGGTTTTAAGTTGGGCGCCACCCCCGTAGTTCAGGTTAAATAACCGGCGCATATTGAGCGCCTGGGCGGCGTTAAGTGGGTTTGAATTGAGTTTACGACCGGCGCGTACCACGTCAAACATGGCGCCACGCACCCAGTAATGTGACACGGCTTTATGGGCTTCGTTGCGTGTGTCCTGGATAACGCCGTTTATGATGGCGGTGTAATGGCCGGTGGTGCAAGCGATAACGCAGCCTTCCGGTATTGCCTGCATGGTAGTGATACCTTCGACGCGGACAAAGCCCAGGTTAGCCAGGTAGGCGGTAAATTGTTCGTCGTGTATGTTGACCCCCTCCGCTTCCAGTGCGGGCGCAATGACTTTTAAGTCTTGGTACACTTGCCAGTAAGACAGGCCCGCCGCGATGGCAACCGCGCGTACTACGCAGTCGTGGTTACTCTGTACGTTGGTAAACTGGCTACGGCCGCCGTCGTTGTGTTGGAATTTCATACCGATTTGCTTTTAAGGAATTTTGAAAGGGTGAGTTTCAGCAGCTTTTTAATTTCCGCTTCATGTTTTACCGGGACGCGAAACGCGATAGTTTTTGTTTCTACGCCGGTTGCCTTTCGGCCTGCATTGTCGCGTTTACCGCCCCTGTTTTCCATAGCGTAAAGGTACTATTATATTTTGAATTATGTAAACTTATTTCAAACTATTTTTTGCTTTCCGGCAATATATCGTCTACCGGTTGGCCCAGCTTTGCGGCTATTTCGCCTTTGAGGTGACGCCGCATAATGCGGAAGAAAGCGGCGTCGGGCCAGATAATGAGTATAGAAGCGCTCATACTCCAAAATTCGCAGGCTACGGCCCAGGCGGCCGCGACCTTCACACCGACAAACCCGCTATCGTGGGCCAGCTTTTCGACCATGAATACCATAACCAGCGACGCGCCGTAAGACAGGATTTTAAACGAGGTAACGCGGCCCAGCTTCGACAGGAAGAAGTTACCGTTACGCAGGCTCACCCAGGTACCGAAAAACGCATCTAACAGAATGGCGATAAGCACCAGGCCAAAGGCGTATTTTTCGGGTGCAAAGAAAGCGGCAACGCTGGTGCCAGTGGCGATAAGCCAGCCGTACGCGCTGGCCATGACTTTTTTAAGTACGTCTAATTGGTGGGTAAATAGTAACATCCTCGTAACTCCATATGTGATTGAATAAAGCAGCATTTCAGCGGCGGCGTTTAGGTATGAATATCCCCGCGTCCAGCGGTACGGCTTTGCTGCCGTTGTCGCCATCGCAGCCACACCCGCAACCGTATCCCGCGCCGGGCTTCCATAACGGGTACTTTTCAGTACATCCACACATGTACGTAACCAGGTTGCGCGCCAGGTATTCGGCGTCGTCTTTGAGCCAGCGCCGTAGCTGGGCTATGTCCTTAATGTCCACGCCCTTGCTGTTCTCGCTTTCCCGTATTGTGATGCCCTTGTTCACGATGGCCGCCCAGTGGAACGGGATACCCTGGTATACGGCATAGAAGGACAGCGCCGGGGCCAATTCGATTATACGCGCCTGGTTATCGGGCGTAATGGGCGAAGGGTCAGGCGCCGGGGTTGCGCTGGCGGCTTTAATCTGGTCTTGCAGTTCTTCCAATAACGGGCGCCCTATGATGCGTTCTATGTACATTTTTTGCGCGATAAGGATGTACGGTACGAACTTCGTGATAATCGTATCGTCTTTTATCGGGCTGTTATCTTTAAACAGTTCTTCGTTTATGATGGCTATTTCCATGACGGCAGTTTTGCTAAAAGTGATTCCAGCGCGCGCATGATGCGCGGTTTTTTCCTCGTGAGGGTGGCGTGTTCTTTGTCTTCCGGCACTTCGTCACCGGCACCAGGTTCGGGCGCTTCGCTTTCGCGTATCTTCGGCAGTACGTCCAGTTCATCGATATGCAGCGCCGCCGTGCCATTGATGCGGGTAAACAGGTTCAATTTATCCAGTATCTTGCGGCGCATCTTCTCTACCACCGTATAGTTATACAGTACGTACGCGTCGATAATTTCGGCCGCGTTGCCGGATAAGTTGCCCGAACCAGACACGCCCGCCAGGGTAGGCGATGCCAGCCGGTGCGAGCTAATGATCTTTTGAAATACGATGGCTTCGACGTTGTTGTATAT